AACAGGACAAATTGTTGAAGCACTAGCCTATGTGAAATTTTTAGCTGTAAATGCAATCAATAATATTGCAACAACAGCTCCTTATCAAACTGTTGTTCCACAAACTTTTGATCTTATGTTAGTTGGTGGTAGTGTTGCCTTTCAAACAATTATCGACGCATTTGATATAGTAACAAGTATTCTGCAAAATGGACCTACAACTAAACCTTATAGCGAAAATCTCTATACCGGTTATCTACAAGCATATCAACTTTTGATGCTGAATAGGCAATTTATACAAAATGAAGCGTTATGGTTTATCTATTACTACTATCCAAGTTTTACATTTGATAACGCTACATGTCTACGCGATGCAGGACTGATAGTAGATTATGTTGCACGTGACGTATATAGAGGTGGCAATGAAAATGCGATACTTGCAGGGACAGCATATTGGACTGGTTTACAAAACGCCTTAGCAGGAGATCTAAGTCAATGCATAGCTGCTATAGAACACATTGGTTCTATCATGCAAAATATCGTAGCTAATACTACTGTTAGCCCAATATATCAAGGTGCGTATCCACAACAATATGATTATGCTCTTACAAACGGTGCAATAGCCTGCAACAGAATAATAAACAGTATCAGCACAATTACCAACATTATCGAATACGGACCAACAGCTTCTGCACCTGTTCCGTCAATAAACAGTGCTGTTCAGTTGTTAATTGACAATATCGAGTTTATGCAGGCTGAAGTATTAGCGTTTATAGCAACAAATTACCCCGGATTTAGTTACAATCAATCAGCTTGCTCTCGTGATGTGGCATACATTGTGAATTGTATTTGTTACGATCTTAATTTGTGCACCAGCACGGAGAGCCTAAGCGCAGGCACGGCATACTGGAATGGTGCTACAAGTTTAATTCCAGGTGAGCAACCAGAGACGGTAGGTGCATTAACATACCTTCAAAGTATAATGGTTTCAATAGTTACAAATACACTTGTTGTAAGTCCATATCAAAATGCAGTGAGTCAGATAACTGATCTCGACTATTTGCATGGAGATATTGCTATAAACATGATCGACCTTAATATGGATCTAATTATAAGCATAATTAATACAGGACTTTCAGCTGCTGTAAGACCATCAGGTTACAATGATGCTAGTGCCTTGCTATCGCTTAATGCTAACTTTTTGGTTGCAGAAGCAAATGCCTTTATGAATACAAATTATCCACTGTTAACATATGATAGAAAAGAGTTTGCAGAGCAAATCTCTTCACTTGTTGAAGCATGGCAACAAGACATTCTAAACGGTGGTTGGCAAAACTCACAAGTATTTGCTACAGGGTTATTCAGCGGTGCTGTTTTGACAATAGACAACAGACAAGGTGAGACATTAAATGCTATTCAATACATGACCATCTTGGCAAATAAAGTTATTGCAAACACTGTAATTGCGTCCCCTTTACAAACACAGGTAATTCAAAATATAGACCTTACTTTTGTTGATGGTGCTGTAGCTGTCAACGACTTATCCGCTGCGTCTGAACTGGTGCAGGACATTATAATTTACGGAACCAACACAGGAGCCTTAGTACCGCACGGTTATGTCTCAGCCAATATCTTGCTGCTAGCGAACCTAAATTTCCTAGGTCAAAAAGCTGTTGCATATACAAACATAAACTATCCTGGTCTGCAATTTGACCCAGTTGCTTATAGCCTAAATATTCAACAGTTTGTTGCTGCAATGGCCGGCGATTTGCTTACCCAAGATGATTTTGAAAGTAGATCTTGGGGCATGTCATTCTGGAATGGATCATCGCCTACAGTATCTGTAAATCTATTATCAGCGTATCAAGCTACAGTGTCTTATATAAGTGGACTGTTGCCAGATATTATTTCAAATGTAATAATAAATGATGGATATCCTGTTTCTGCATCACAAATTACAAACAGCAGCACAGACGGGCTTGTTGCTGCTACTGCTGTAAGTGATTTATCTCTCTGGGTTAGTACAATTATAAGCGGGGCAAACATACAACGACCAATTTATTTGAACGGAACAGTGTATGTGTCCGATGTAATAGCTACTACCTTAAATGATCAACCTGCTTGGCAAATAAACTTTGCAAGTTCTCTTGGGGGTCAAATTTTTGGACCATTCAATATTCAAAACTGGGTAGGACCTATGACATTTTCGCCGCCTGGGGCAATTCGTCCTTACATTGGACAAGGTCTCAGCAGCATGGTATTAGATGCCTTTACACAATACAACGAAATTGGATATGTTCCCCAGGTTCCAAATGGTGGTATAGTTGATAAAAGTGCAATTTATCACGGCGGCCAAGGGATAGTAATAACCAATAGTGGTTACGCACAATTGGTTTCTATTTTTGAGATCTGCTGCAATATTGGTGTATTATGTACAACAGGGGGTCAATGCTCTATTACGAATAGTAACACAGACTTTGGTAACTACGGTTTGTGGGCAGATGGAGTTAGCGAACTGCAATATACATGCAATATCTACGGTGCTAACCAAGGTCCAAACAGCTTCTTAATTACAGGGCTACCACAATATGAAAATGGAACAGGGTCATACAAGCAACCGTATGCAGGGCAAGTTATAACCATAAGTAAATATCTTTCTGATTTTGGTTATAGTGTGCAACAATTCTATTATGTGCAATATATAACCATAACAGATGGGGGAATAGGCTACGATCCTAATAATCCACCAACAATTACAATTCCTAATCCAAGCATATATAGCGGTGGTTATGCAGTACAAGCACAAGCAGTATTAGCTGAAGATCCTTTATCGGGCCTTTATTATGTAAGTTCAATTCAAATGATTGTAAATGGACTAATGTATACAGAGCAGCAATTGTCTGACCCAAATTTTGTCACTATAGCTCCCCCACCAAACGGTGGTGCACAAGCTTATGCAACAGCAGTTGGCTATCCTATCTATTTTACAATAACAGGGGCTAGCACACCAAATCCGTTTGGACAGACCGTAATTAGTGTAGACCAAAATGTTCCTTATACACCAGATGACAATTCAACTGTTAATTTTTATCAGGTGAGCCGAATCATAGCTAGTTCTCATTGTTTCGAGTATATAGGGTCCGGTACTGACATTGCGACAGCAATTCCTGCCCGCGGCGGCGTAGCAATTCCAGCTAACCAGGTAGTTATGAGCAATGGTGGATTTGTCGCATATACAGCTACAGATGAACTGGGCAATTTTAATATCGGTCCCGAATTGGTAATTAATCAAGACACGGGTACTATCAGTGGACGAACTTTTGAAAAAAGTTTATTCGCTATCATGACTCCTTACATTCTATCTATACAATAAAAGGCAACTAAAAATGGCAGGTTTACCACTTAATACATTTAAAAGCGTTCCGGTTCCGGTTACTACAGAAACTCAAGTTATATATACGGCACCTTTGGGGATAACAAGTATAGTCCTTATGGCACAGGTATCAAATGTTGTACCTACTGCACCAGCTCCAACTGTTAATTTTATGCATTACAGTTATAAAACAGGATTAACTACCTATATCGTTTACCAAGCAGTTGTTCCACCAAATGATGCTCTTATACTTTTAGGTGGAAAATTAGTTTTAGAGACCGGGGATCAAATATCTGTAGTCGGCAGTGCAAACAGTGCTATGCAGTTTATAGCAAGCATATTAGAAACTGCAAACCAATAGCATAATATATTCATATTCTCGCTAAATACCTAATAATTAAATCTTAAGGTTCTAAAACGACATGGCTCAGCTGCTTTCCGGACGGGTAGTAAAAACCAACAATAATAATGTTCCTGCAAGTAGGTATCAGTATCTGGCACTTAAAGATGCTGAACCTAATCTTGGTAATCCAACAGGTCCAAATTTAACAGGTCCAATAGGACCTAATGATGGAATTCTAGCTAGTACTCCAAGTGGAGTACGTTATTGGACAAAGCAGCCTACTGGTGCGACTGGCCAAACTGGTCCTACAGGTTTATCAGGTCCAACAGGGCCTTCTGGTGTTACCGGACCTACAGGACACACTGGCGGAACAGGCCCAACTGGTCCAACAGGGGCAACGGGCGCTACAGGTGCTACAGGTGCTACAGGAGCCACGGGTGCTACAGGTGCTACAGGTGCTACAGGTGCTACAGGAGCCACGGGCGCCACGGGCGCTACGGGTGCTACAGGTGCTACAGGTGCTACTGGTGCGACTGGACCAACTGGTCCAACAGGAGCCACAGGCGCTACAGGTGCTATAGGTGCTACAGGTGCGACTGGACCAACTGGTCCAACTGGTCCAACAGGAGCCACGGGCGCCACGGGCGCTACAGGTGCTACAGGTGCTACAGGTGCCACGGGCGCTACAGGTGCCACAGGCCCAACTGGATTACAAGGCATTCCTGGTCCAACTGGTATAACAGGGGCAGGTTCAACAGGTGCTACAGGCCCAACTGGGCCTCTTGGCGGGCCTACCGGCCCAACAGGTGCTGTAGGTGCTACAGGGCCATTTGGTGCACCAACTGGCGCTACCGGTGGTACTGGCCCAACAGGACCAACTGGTTACACAGGACCAACTGGTTACAGCGGAACTACAGGTCCAACTGGTCCAACTGGTGCTAGCGGAACTACAGGTCCAACTGGTCCAACTGGTGCTAGCGGAACTACAGGTCCAACTGGTCCAACTGGTCCTACCGGTCTAGGACAAACTGGGCCAACCGGTGCTACAGGTCCTACCGGTCTAGGACAAACTGGTACAACTGGTCCTACTGGACCTACTGGCTTAGGACAAACTGGACCAATTGGTCCCACTGGTGTTACTGGTCCAAGCGGTAGCGGGGCAACAGGACCTACAGGTGTAACAGGTTCAACAGGACCTACAGGGGGCGGCGCAACAGGACCTACAGGTGTAACAGGTTCAACAGGACCAGGAATTACTGGTCCAACAGGTGCTCCAAGCACTGTGACCGGGCCAACAGGTAATACAGGCCCAACAGGTGCTCAAAGCACTGTCACCGGGCCGACAGGATACTCTGGTCCAACTGGTGCAACAGGATCCACAGGATCTACTGGCGCAACTGGTGCAACAGGATCCACAGGTGCCGTAGGTCCTACAGGACCTACTGGCGCTACCGGTATTTTTGGTCCAACTGGTGTAACTGGCAATACCGGACCTACTGGTAGAACCGGACCCACAGGGGCTCCAAGTACTGTCACTGGACCTACTGGTCCGTATGGCACCGGGCCAACTGGACCTGCTAGCACAATCGCCGGTCCTACTGGTAGAACAGGACCAACTGGAAATACAGGACCTACTGGTACATTTGGACCTACTGGTCCAACTGGTCAGACAGGACCAACTGGTATTCCTGGAAATGCAACTAATACAGGAGCCACAGGTGCAACAGGACCTACAGGTATAATTGGACCTACAGGTTCTCCTAGTCAAATAACAGGTCCGTTAGGTCCAACAGGACCATCTGGAATTGGTTACACAGGTCCTACAGGGGTTACAGGCTCAACTGGGTATACAGGCCCAACAGGCGCACAAAGTAATGTTACAGGTCCAACTGGGTATACTGGACCTACAGTAACTGGTCCAACAGGATTTGGTGCTACAGGACCGACTGGTGCAACAGGTGCAACAGGCGGAGCCGGTATACAAGGTCCAACTGGAAACACAGGTCCAACTGGACAAACTGGATCAACAGGTCCGCAAGGTATTCAAGGATTAACTGGTCCAACTGGTCCAACTGGACCAACTGGAGCAACTGGTATTACAGGAGCCACCGGGTCAGCAGGCGCAAGCGGTTACAGTGGTTATTCAGGTAGAAGCGGATACAGTGGATATTCTGGTTTCAACGGACAATCAGGCTTAAGTGGTATAAGTGGTTATTCTGGTTACAGTGGTTACAGTGGTATCAACGGGCAAAGCGGATATAGTGGTATCAACGGGCAAAGCGGATATAGCGGATATAGCGGTTACAGTGGCTACTCAGGATATAGCGGATATAGCGGACAAAGTGGTTTTAGCGGATCAAGCGGGTATTCTGGTGCAGCCGGAACATCTGTAAAAATTATCGGTAGTGTTCCAACGGTAGCTGACATCCCTGGCTATCCAACAGGTCCTTACGGCGGGGAAATAGGCGATGGCTATATAGCACAAGATACGGGACACTTGTGGGTATGGACCGGTACACTGTGGCAAGATGTAGGAACCATAGTAGGGCCATCAGGAGAATCTGGATATAGCGGTTATTCAGGCAGCGGCATATCAGGGTACAGCGGTTATTCAGGATATAGCGGTTATAGTGGATACTCAGGTATAAGTGGGTATTCTGGCACAAGTGGGTTTAGTGGTTACTCAGGTATAAGTGGCTACAGTGGTACAAGTGGTTACAGTGGTTACTCTGGAATAAGTGGCTGGTCTGGATTCAGTGGTTACAGTGGTTACTCCGGCATAAGTGGTTACTCCGGCATAAGTGGTTATAGTGGCAATCCGGGCGCAGGTGGCATTTCAGGTTATTCTGGAATTTCAGGTTATTCTGGTATTAGTGGTTACAGTGGTTACAGCGGGTACTCAGGTATAAGCGGCTGGTCAGGCATAAGTGGTTATAGTGGCTATTCAGGAATCAGTGGCTATTCAGGAATCAGTGGCTATTCAGGAATCAGCGGCTTTAGCGGATATTCAGGTATTAGTGGCTTTAGTGGCTATTCAGGTATTAGCGGCTATTCGGGTATTAGTGGTTGGTCTGGAGATTCAGGAATAAGCGGCTACAGCGGCTGGTCGGGAATAAGTGGATTTTCTGGTAATCCAGGGTCCGGTGGTATATCAGGATATTCGGGAATAAGCGGCTACAGTGGTTATTCAGGAATAAGCGGCTACAGCGGACGTAGTGGCTACAGTGGTATACAAGGTGTTTCAGGGTTGTCTGGATTCAGCGGCTATTCAGGAATAAGCGGTTATAGTGGTTACAGCGGTATTTCAGGTTACAGCGGCATTTCAGGTTACAGTGGTTACAGTGGCCTTTCAGGGTACAGCGGCTACAGTGGATATTCTGGTATTAGTGGATACAGCGGTAACATAGGCGGCACAGGTTTTTCAGGTTATAGCGGATATTCGGGTATTAGTGGTTTCAGTGGATACTCAGGTATTAGCGGATACTCAGGTATAAGTGGTTTTAGCGGTTTTAGCGGTTTTAGCGGTTTTAGCGGTTTTAGCGGTTACAGTGGATACAGCGGTTACAGTGGATATAGTGGTTACAGTGGATACAGTGGGGCTAGCGGGCTCAGTGGTATGCCTGGCTCACAAGGATATTCTGGATACAGTGGTTACTCTGGATTTAATGGAGGTCAAGGTAATACTGGCACAAGTGGTTACTCAGGTATCAGTGGTTACTCAGGTATAAGCGGCTGGTCAGGCATAAGCGGTTACTCTGGATTTAATGGAGGTCAAGGTAATACTGGCACAAGTGGTTACTCAGGTATCAGTGGTTACTCAGGTATAAGCGGCTGGTCAGGCATAAGCGGTTACAGCGGTGTTGCCGGATCAGTTGGTAATACCGGTACAAGCGGATATAGCGGTTTTAGCGGAATTAGCGGGTTCTCAGGTTACAGTGGTATTTCAGGCTACAGCGGTTTACTTGGTAGCACAGGAGCAAGCGGATTCTCTGGATATAGCGGCTCTAGTAATGCATCTACTGTTAACATAGCCAATCAAACCGGTAATAATACCTATTATCCAGTGTTTGTTGCAGGCACTGGTGCGCAAGCAGAATACATATCAACTGGTTTCCTAAATCTCAATCCAGGTACTGGTAACATAGGTGTTGCAAACTCGTCGCCGCTTTCATCTCTAACATTAGGTGGTACAGCAGGAAGTTGGAGTAACCTCAACCTTGGTAAGCAACTGCTGATTACATCAAATAATACAAACCCATCTATTGGTATCACAGATGTTAATAGCGCAAACTTGTATGCAATTACCAACAACAGCGGTCAATTCTTTATTGCATCTATGCCTGCTTATAACAACAGCACATCACTGCCGCTTATTAGATTGCTAATAACCAACTCAGGAAATGTCGGCATCGGTGGAATAACGCCATCTTATACACTAGACGTTGGCGGAAGCATTCATAGTAATACAAACGTTATAAGTACCAATATTCTAGGTAGTACGTCAGGCGATGGTGTATTAAATCTTTACAGCACGAACAACTCTAGTGGTCCATCCTTTACTGACGCTATAATTTTCAATGTTGTGAAGGCTACAAAACCTGTTAAGATTGATAGCTATGGTAATTTCTGGTTAGGTCCAAATGCAACAAGTCTCACCTTGTTTGGATCCAGCAGTTCTTATTCAAATAGTTGGCACGGCAGTGACATGTCATTTGTCACTAATGGTAACGCAATCAACTTCAATACCTATTATGCAAATGGCTCATATAGATTTATTGCAGCATCAGGTTACGCTCAACAAATATCAACTTCTTCGGGTGGAATAACATTTAATGTAACCAAGTCTAGCGGAACAACGAATGCTTTAGTAACATTTACAGAAGGTTTGAGAGTTGATAGCCTTGGAAACATTACTACCACTGGGTCAAATGCTACAGTAGGGTTCAAGCAAGATTTTGGCGGAAATCTACGTGTAGCAGGCAATATTGTTGCCACAGGCGAAATAACAGCTTATTTCTCAGATGCAAGGCTAAAGGCTAATGTAACACCTATACAGAATGCCATTAATTTGGTAATGGCAATCAACGGCGTGTTCTATAATCCAAATCAAATAGCGGCTGATCTAGCTGGTGAAGATATAACTGTTGAAAAAGTCGGCCTTATTGCACAAGAAGTAGAAAAAGTTCTACCTCAAGTAGTCAAAAGAGCTCCGTTTGATATAGGCGACAACGGAACAAGCAAAAGCGGCGAATACTACAAGACTTTGCAATATGACAGACTGGTTCCGCTATTAGTGCAAGCTATAAAAGAACTCAGTGCTAGAGTTGATAGTTTACAAAATCAAGTAGATTCTATAATTAATTAAAGTCCTAATCTTGATATTGCCTTGAACAATTATATAAAATTGTAATCAAGGCAATATCAAGGGATTACATGAAATATAGCATCATCATACCAACCTATAATCACTGCGATGATCTTCTAAAACCTTGTCTGGAATCCATATTCAAATATACCGACATGCAAAATGTTGAACTAATTATATCTGCAAATGGATGCACAGACAATACCAAATGGTACCTTCAATCATTAAGACACCAGTTTGATAGTTTAGGATTTGGTAAAAATTTCAAATTTTTATGGAGCGACACCCCTTTAGGATATGCAGGCGCAAACAACGTTGCAATTGAGCAAGCCACTGGAGAAAAAATAGTACTCCTCAATAATGACATAGTTTTACTTGAACAAACTAAAAATCAATGGTTGGACATGCTTAGTGCAGAATTTGATAATAATCCTAAATGCGGAGTGTCATGTCTTATAAAAGAATGGTCAGCGCCAGCTGGCACTGATTTTGCAATTTTCTTCTGTGTAATGATTGCTAGAGAATTGTTTGATATTGTTGGTCTTCTCAATACAGAGTATGGTGCAGGTGCAGGAGAAGATACGGAATTTTGTATTGAAGCTAGAAAAGCTGGATATGAAATTTGCCAAGTAGGAGAAAAGGTTCTAGATCAAGGTTCTGCATTTTATGTTGGGCCAGTTCCAATTTATCACAAAGGCGAAGGTACTTATCATGATACCAATTTATTTCCAGATTGGAATAATATCTTCTATAGAAACGGAATGATACTTGCTAAGAAATACAATCCAAGCTACTATAAAAACGCACTTTGTAACAATTTCGAAAGGGCTGTATTTCTTAAAGGCGATGTTGTCGATCCAAGAGAAGTTGCTAGGTATAAGTGGGCAGCGGCTTATATTAACGGAGGATCTGTTTTAGAAATTGGTTGTTCTACAGGATTTGGTTTACAGTTTTTACCAGAAAACATAGAATACATCGGTGTCGATTATGATAATACAATTATTGAAGTGGCTAGAGAACAAAATTGGAGAGCATTATCAAAATTCATACACGCAGACATAAATTCTGTAGAACTAGGTTTTTTTGATACAATAATTGCATTTGAAGTTATAGAACACCTAGACAATGGATTAGATATAGTACACAATTTAAAATCTTGTTGTAATCAATTGCTGATTACTGTTCCCTATCAAGAACAACCAGGATTCTGGGGTCAACATCATAAGTTGCACATGCTAAATGAATCCCATTTTCCAGATTTTGAAATTTGGTATATAGATCAAGATGGAAATTTACTCAGTCAACCTAATACAAATACATATAATCTAATGGTTTGCAGATACTATGCCCGCTAATATACTCTGTTCTATTTCCACCAAAGGTAGATATCTTACTACCTTGCCTCTTGCTATATCTGCAGTAATTAATCAGACACTTAAACCAGATCGTCTTGTGATATTTGATGACAATGACGAACCAGAGGATATGCGCAAAGAACCTATATATCAACATTTGTTTCAAATTCTGAATATAAAAGGTATAGAATGGGAATGGTTATGGGCTGACAAAAAAGGACAACACTACAATCATCAAAAAGCGAACAAAATGAATTTCAAATGGGTCTGGCGGGTCGATGACGACACCATACCCGAACCAAATGTTTTAGACACACTGTATGCTTTTACAGATGATAATATTGGCGCAGTTGGAGGAGCTGTTTTGACCCCTCCGTTGATATTTGAAAACAGCAATGCTACTGGTAAAATAGAAAACATATATACTGAACCAAATATCCAATGGGGCACTATTCATAATACCACAGAGGTAGACCATTTGCATTGTACATTTTTGTACAGAGCTGGAATATGTGATTATAATTTGGGTCTAAGTCGTGTAGCACATCGAGAAGAAACCTTGTTTACATATGGATTAAAACAAAAAGGTTTCAAATTATTAGCTGTGCCAAATGCAACAACATGGCATCTCAAAAGCCCGTCTGGTGGTATACGCGATAATAATATTATGTCATTGTTCGAGCATGACGAACAGATATTCCAAAATACATTAAATTTAAAAAATCACACGATAGTAGTTCTTAATAACGGTATGGGAGATCATATAGTATTCAAACATGTTCTGCCTGATATTGCGAATCCAATAATATATTCTTGCTATCCAGATATAGTGCCAGGAAAAAGTATCAAAGAAGCCATTGATATGTTTGGTGATATTGAACAATTTAATATATATCGTAAGATGGACGAGTGGAAATGGACAGAAAGTTTAGAAAATGCATTTAGAAAGTTATATGTAAAATGATCCTTATAAGTCCTTATGCGAAAATTCTGCCTAACGGTACAGTCAATCCAAAAAATTATCCATTCTGGTCAGAATTGCTTGCACATATCTCAGTACCGGTTGTACAAATTGGGGTAGACGGTGAACAACAGCTGACACAAGATTTTAGAAAAAATCTTTCGCTAACTGATCTAGCAAAACTAGTAAATGCTTGTACAACTTGGATATCCTGTGATAGTTTTTTCCAACATTTTTGTTGGGACCTCGGTAAACCTGGAATAGTTTTATGGGGGCAGTCAGACCCTCTTATTTTTGGTCACCCAGAAAATATTAATCTGTTGAAAGATAGAACATATCTATTTCATAATCAATTTTTATCATGGGACCTTATACCGTTGAGAACTGATTGCTTTGTCGAGCCTGCTGTTGTAGTAGCTGCACTACAGAAATTCCTTTAATTTCTATATAAATATTGTATGAATCTTAAATTACTAGATATTAATTACCTAAGAGCTCAAAATACAGCACAAGGACAGGCAGTTATTGCTGGGCCTACTCAGAGCATTACAACAACACCGACATTAGTAGTTATAAACAATAATGTTGGTATTGGATCATCATCGCCTTCTTATCCGTTATCACTAAATGGCAATTTAGCGCTATTTGGCTCTACAAGTGGTATAATCTTTAGTGATGGTACAGAGCAGACTACTAGTGCCAGCAGCGTTGTTTTTCCAGGTAGTAGCACAGGCGCTATACAATTTAATAATAATGGCATATTCGCAGGCGACGAAACAAATCTGTACTGGGACAGCGTAAATCTAAGATTAGGTGTCGGCACGAATACACCTAGAGCAACTTTTCAAATTATAGATGTGGGCTATGAAAGCACAAATACATCAACATCTACAACAGACCCTGTCTTGCTTGACAGTTTTCCGGTACCTTATTACAGAAGTTGCCATTATATTGTGCAAATAACAGATGAAAATAACAGTTGGTATCAGACTAGCCAGGTTATGCTGATACAAGACGGCTTAAATGCATTTCAATCCGAATATAACATCATAGTCACGCAAGCCAAACTAGGAGAACTTACCTGTCAGGTTAGTAGCGGCAACGTTGAATTGCTTTTCACACCGTTTTATGCTTCCGATAAAAATATCAAAGTTATTCGTACTAGTATAGAACCGTAAGGTTACTTATACCGGTTTTGCATAAATACCTGTAACATTATTGATCTGATGATCAGCAAATTTACAGATAGGGCAGTAGTCGATGTCAACACCAATTGATTTTATTGTACGACAGGGTTTACAAGTACAGACAAACGTTGTAGTAGGGTCTTATACACTAAACGTAGCAACTCCTCCAACAAACGGTTTAATTGTTAGTGGGAATGTTGGTGTAGGTACAGCAAGTCCTGTACAAAAATTACAAGTTGTTGGCAATATACAAATTACCAACAATGCCAGCAGTCTAAGCGGAATATATTTTGCCGACGGTACCTATCAGGCAACTAGCGCAGCCAGTTATTCAACGCCATCAGGCGGCCCGGCTAATAGCGTGCAGTATAACAATGGCCTAGGCGGTTTTGGTGGATCTAGCAATTTTGTGTTTTCTAGCAATTTCGTTGGCATAGGCACAAGCAATCCTGCTCATATTTTAGACGTGCAATCAAGCTCAAGCATTGCCAGCTTTGCCACAAAAACTGGTACGGACTATCAAATTTTTGTAGGCAATAACACGCCAGCAGGTAATGCGGCTGTAATAGGGTATAATAATACTTCGGAATATGCGTACATTGGAACAGCAAGTGGTGTTGCAAATAGCAATGTTTATATTTTAGCCAACGGAAATGTTGGTATAGGAGTTAGCAACCCTGCAAGTAAAATGGACGTCAATGGCGGACTATCTGTTGGCAGTTATGCAGGCAGTCAATCTGCACCTACAAATGGATTGATAGTTAGTGGAAGTGTAGGTATAGGTATTACTAACCCTACTGCTAAGTTAAGTATTGTAGCAGGTGCTGGTCAGACTGGTTTGATTGTATCTGCTAACGCAACCGCTGGAGTTTTTGAACAATTCCAAGATAGCAATAGTAATACCAAATTCCAAGTTGATGCAACTGGTAACATCAGTATCGGCGGATGGACAGGCAATGTAATTGCTGCTAACTACGGCGGAACTGGTCAATCTTCATTTACAACGGGAGATATTTTATACGCTGGTAGTACAGGCTCTATAGCAGCTCTAACCAAACTTGGCATAGGATCAACTGGCACAGTATTACAGGTAAACAGCGGCATTCCAAGTTGGGGACAAGTAAATCTTGCTTCCAATAATGTAACTGGTATTTTGCCTCTTGCTAACGGCGGCACAAATGCAAGTTCGTTCTCAAGTCAGGCGATAGTTTACACCGCAAACTCTACAACAATGACAGGGCTTGTAAGCTCTGTAAATGCAGCAGTTGTATTCTCTAATACCGGTGCTCCTTCTGCAGTATCAGGCGGTCCATACACCTATCTCAGCCCAGGTGCCGGCGGCGGCAATCTAAGCTTCAGTAAGGTAGATCTTGCTAACGGTGTTACTAACACGCTAGGAGCAGGTAACGGTGGTACTGGCCAAAATACCATAGGTCAGTATCAGTTACTAGTTGGGGGTGCAACTAACAACTGGAACCTTCTTAGTTCGTCAGCTACAAGTGCATTGGTTACCAGTGTTACTGGGTCGCCTCAGTGGACAACCGGTGCTGCCAACACAGTATTACGCAGTAATGGAACCACAATTACCTTTAGCCAGGTAGTACTAACATCTGATGTGAGCGGTATATTGCCTTATGCAAATGGCGGTACTAATGCCAATACGTCGTGGACTCAAGGATCTTTAATTTTTGCAGGCTCTTCTAGCTTTGCGCAAAATAACGCCCAGCTTTATTGGGATAATACAAATAATAGACTTGGTTTAGGCACAACTACACCAACAACTACGCTTGACGTAAATGGTGCAGCAACTATTCGCAACGGTGCAAATGTCGTTGCAGGCGGCATGTTCGTCCAGGCCGGTGTTGGGAACTTTGTAAGCAGTGTAATTGCTAACGATCTAACAGGCAATACTTCAATTTACACTCCAAGATTGAGTGTCAGTACAAGTGCAAACGTAGGCGGATTGACTAGTAATTCTACAGTGTTGGTTAACGGTACCGAACAAAGCACTAGTTATACAAACGGAGCGTTAGTTGTTCAAGGTGGTGCAGGTATCGGGCAAGATCTTAACGTAGGAGGCAATCTAAGTACCAATGGCAGCATGGTAATTTCGGGAAATCTTACGGTACTAGGTAATGTCATTTCAATTGCGTCAACCGAATATGTATTTGCAGGGCCTATCATTGAAATAGGTGCAGGCAACAATGAAGTAGCCTATGACGGCAATCAAGATCGCGGTGTGGAATTTCATTACTTTGACAACATTGGCAATAATAATACATTTGGCTTCTTTGGTATGCAAAAAAGCAGTCAATCATTTATATATGTTGCCAATGCAAGCTATCCAAGTGGACAAGGCGATGCAGACATTTTCTACGGACAACCTGGTAATGCCTATTTTGGTAATATTACAATTGGTTCCGCAGGTGCAAACAACCAAGCTTATCCTCTGCCTAGCACAAGCACCACAAGCGGTGCATTGGTAATTGGCGGGTCAGGTGGCATTGGCCTCGGCGGAAGTATTAACGCAGGCGGCAACGGTTATTTTACAACTGGTCTGAACACAGGTGGAACAGCGGTTGTTAATTATCTGGTATCAAACGGCGGTATAAGCGGCTCTACTATTAGCGGTAGCGGTCAACTTACAGTAGCTAGTGTAGTTTCAAACAGCTTTATAAATGGCACAAGTATTGCGTCAAGTGGTCCATTAAGTGCAGCAGATGCAATTACTGGCGCAAGCGTTGTTTCAAACAGCTTTATAAATGGCACAAGTATTGCGTCAAGTGGTCCATTAAGTGCAGCAGATGCAATTACTGGCGCAACTGTTACCAGTAACGGCTTTATATTTGGTTCAAGCTTGAACACAAGTGGTACTGCAACTGTTAACACACTGGTTAGCAATGGAGCGGTGCAAGGTGCAAGTGTTTACAGTTCTGGCCCAATATCGGCTGTAGGAACTATTACTGCTGCCAATTTAGTCAGCAATGCCGGAATACAAACTGTAGATTTCTATGCAACTGGTCCAATAAACGGCGCATCAACTGCTACATTTGCAAATAT